AGTTGTGTCCCAAATTTCTTTCCATACCAGCCTTCATTGCCTTATCGACAAGAGACTTGATTTTGTCATAATCACCAGACTTCAGAAAATCAACCGATTCAACGATTGCGCTTTTCAACTTCTGATTTTTACAAAACTCCAAAAATTGTTCCTTTACGAATTGAAGATCCTTTTCGGAAATCTTCATATAAACGCCCTTGAGATGTTCAACCACGGATGCTTTAAAATCATCCGATTGAATTGTGTCCACTCTGACCTTGAACACTTGCAGGGTCGGCATATCTTTATATTCATTGTAATAATGAATAATTTCTTTCACGATCCACCGGTGTGATTCGTTTTCAAAGGCATCGGTTTCAACGATGTCAATGATTCTTTCTAGAAAAGATTTGTCTGTCAAGATTCCTGCAATGATTTTGACTTGAAAATCGATTCCATATTTGTGTAGGTTGTCAATAATTACTGGTGCCATAATTGTTAGAATACAATAGGTTAAACTGTGGTGATCGTCAAACTATAAGAAGAATTTTATGACTTTGCCAGCAAAGACAAAGGCCAAAAAACTTCTTGTAGCCAAACGTGATAATTTGAAATCGTGTTTTGCATGCGATGTTGTGTCATTTTCTGAATGAACTGAACCTTGTTGTATTCAAAGATTCTTTCGGATGCATCATGTACATTCATCTGCAACGTTGCAGAGAAATCGGGAGTTTTAAGTTGCATCAGTTTGTAATTACGAGCCACAATCTCAGAGTTCTCTACTACATTAGCATAAACTTTCTTTTCATTGTATTGATCTTTACTTCTCAACAATATTTCTTCCACGGACGTTTCCTTAGATTCTGTGAGCATAGGAAACAATTTGATAGCGGTCTTTAATCCAACCCCTTTTACTCCACCAATATTGTCTGAATCGTCTCCTTCAAGAATACGATAGTAAATAAAATTGGTAGGATGAACTCCATATTGATTGATGACATCTTGTACACCATAAATCTTTTTCTTAATCGGACTCCAAATCTGTACTCTGTCATTTACAAGTTGCAAAAAATCTTTGTCTCCACTCATAATGGTCACTTTAGCATCCTTGTGCATTTGAGTAGCAATATAAGCAATAGCATCGTCAGCCTCAATATTGTCTATACAAACAATACTAACTGGTAGTTCTCGCATAAAATCAATAAGACGAGACATCTGTTGAAGCATAGCTTTCTTTTCGGTATCTGGGTCGGACATTTCTTCGTAGGCTCTGTTGACTCTTACGGTCATAGATCTTTTTTCTTTATACTCTGGGTATATTTTCTTTCTACGTAAACTGCCTCCCTTACCGTCAAACACGACAATGACTCTTGTAGGTTTTAGCAATTTGATCGCATAGCCCATACTGGTTAGAAATCCGCTTATTCCTCCTACGTGCTCTCCGTTGTCATTGAGGGTAGGAACGACAGTCCAACAACGAATAAAATTATTGGTTCCATCGACAATTAATATGTCGCTGTTTTTTGTTCTATTTGCCGGTTGAGGATTATTCTTATGCTCCTCTTTGATTTGAGCAAATATCGATTGAAATTTCTTTTTGTCGGTGTCTTGCATTTATGTGAACCATATGGAGGTATTTCACTCCATATGATTATTTTATATATCTTCTTCTCTTGGACCCCAGAGACCATCTAACAGTTCTTGTTCAGCCATTCTGATACAACTATCTAGTTCATACATCGGTCCTCCACGATCTTGCTCACGCCAAATCCATTCGCCATGTTCTCGGATTTCATCGGCATACATCTCAAATACACCATCTTCGCCCTTTTCTTCCAGAAGCTTTTCAAAGTCCTCATATGACATTTCGGTCAAAGGAGTCAATTTTACTTTTGGAGCTTTTGTAACCTTTGTCTTCTTAGCCTTTGGCTTTTTTTCTGCCTTGGCCTTTTTTGATTTATTCTTTGGTTCAATAGCCGTTTCTTCTATCTGATTATTTGTATCGTGTACATCTTCGCTCATATATTTCCTTTCGGTATAATAAAAACCGTGTAGAGGTATTTCACTCCACACAGTCGTTTATCTTATTCTTCCAAGCCTTCGGAATTATCATCCAATTCAACATCGTCTGCGATTTGATTATCCGCAGTCTTGTATTTCATGATGTATGTATCACACATCTTGTTATACAAGAATTCACGACATTCAGGACGTTCCAATAGAAGCTTTGGAAAGTCTTTTTTCTCAAACACGACGGTCTCGGTTTCTTTGCCTTCGACCTCCATGATGAATTGAAGACTCTTAGCCTTTTTATCAGCTTCCTTTTCTTCTTCCAGTTGCTTCTTTGTTTTCTTTTCGCCTGCAACCTTTACCTTCTTAGCATTGGTAACAATGTCCCACTCCACCAGGTTTTCCAACCAATTTCCGTAGTTGTCAATACCACGATCAAAGAAAATGTCAAATTCGACACTTCTAAGAGGAGGGCCCATACGATTTTTAATGACCGTACACTTTGTCTTGATTCCAACAACGTTTTTATCCGCTGTTGTAATTCGTCCCATAGCCTTCAGACGCAAGCGCAAGGAAGAGTGGAATGCCACAGCTTTACCACCGCTTGTTGTCCAAGGGTCTCCAACACCGACGAATCCGATCTTCTGACGAAGTTGATTTGTAAAAACCAACAACACGTTTTGTTTAGCAATCAGTTCTGTAACCTTTCTCATAGCCTTACTGATTGCGATAGCTTTGTTTGTAGCAAAGCCGTCAGCGCCGTGATCGGATGCTATTTCCTTCTTGGTCGAAGCTGCGGCCAAGGAGTCAACAACAATTGTAACCACACGCTTCTTGTCAGCGTTTTGCTTTCTGGTCAACATAACGATTTCTTCAATCTTATCAAAAATGTCTTCAACCGTTGTAAGATTGAGATATACCATTTTTGGAATGTTGACTCCGATAGCGCTCAAGAACTCTGGAGCGACGGCGTATTCCGTATCGATAAACACGGACACTCCGCCTTTCTTCTGAGTAGAAGCAAGTAGATGAGCTGCAAGCAAACTTTTGCCAGAAGACTCTAGACCAGTTACTTCGACGATACGTCCTACAGGAAATCCTGCGTTTGGACGATTAGCGATACATAAGTCAAGCAAGTCATTTCCAGTTGAAACCCAATCAAGGATCTGTGAAGGATCATCTTGTGAGTCCAAAAAGAATGCAACTTTTCCATCGTCGCTGTTCTTGTTCAATGTTTCTACCAGAGCATCTGCCAGTTCGTCTCTGGCCGATTCTACTTCTGTTTCAATACGAGGTTTCTTTTCTTTAGCCATAATCTAGAATAATTTGAGGTTTAATGAAAAGCCTGCCCTATGCCCAATACATGGGCAGGCTCTGTTGTTTGTTCAACCGATATTATTCTTAGCTATTGAATAGATCCTTGAACTCGTCAGCGATATCCTTGGTAGAAGGAGCCTTGACAGCTGCCTTGGCAGTTGTGCTAGCCTTGACGGCTGCAGCGGTAGCCTTTTCTTCAGCAGCTTCTTCGGTGGTTTCTTCGCCGGCGGCAGGAGCGGGAACTTCACCGTCTGGATCGGCCGAATTCAACCAAGCATCCATAGCAGCGGCCAACTCATCGTAAGTAAGCTCTGGGAACAGCTCGGTGACATTCTTCTGGTTCTTGACCTTATCCAGAATGTTCTTGTCCGAAGGATCGAACGCCGGCGAAGTGTTTGGCTTCACACGGATAGATGTTTCTGGGAACGACTTGCCGGTCTCTTCAGCGGTCTTGAACTCGACAACGATGTCACGACCATTCTTGAGGTCTGTGATATCACCGTAATCAGGATCAGCGATCAGGCTCAGAAGTTCCTGATAAACGCTCTTGCCCATGCCCCAGAACTTGACACCTTCGTGTTCTAGTCCACGAACAAGAACGGGAACGTATGTACGCATCTTGGGTTCAAGAGCGCGACCACGCTTCCATTCCTCCTTGTCCTGCGACTTCTTGAGCTTGTTGGCAAACTCAACAATGGGGTCAGGACGACCAAATGAAGACGGAGACAGATATGTCTTTCCGTTCATATTATAATGAAAATGCAGTTCGATGAACGGATTTTCGGGATTGTGGGCGTAAGGTACGATACGTACCACTTGCTTGCCCGGCGATGGTTTCCACAGATGAGTGGACTTTGTGCCTTGGTTCTTTAGAGCCTCAAGGCGAGACTTTACTTTTGATAGATCTAATGCCATAACTTTCCTTAACTTTTAACTTGTTAATGTTTAATTTTGCCAAATGGTTGATAAACCAATCAGTCAATGTTGAATACAATGAATCAACGATGATCTGTTGTCAAATCATAATAACTTATAAATGATAACTGAGCAATCGTTAACTAATTAATTCAGGAATAAATATCATTCCACGATGCAAATCTTACGGGTATTTTCTTTTTTTACAAGAAAAATACACGCATTAATTTAGTCGGCATAATTTTTATTTTGCCATCATTTACCACTATGATAGAATCTTTGTATTTGCTCCAATCAACTTGATAGGTATTCGATTGTTGTCCACCATTCTCTTCTTTGATGAGTTGATTGAGAGCATTTATTGAATACAAAATGTTAAAATCCTTTTTTCTATGTACAGATATTGTGCGAGGAAAATGGTTGTTAGTTCCTTTTTCGACGTTGTATGTTAAAAATATTTCGTTTAGATTTTCTTCGTTTTTAAGAATGTATATCTTTCCACCGTCTACTTTGTAAAACTCACATATAGAAGATATATCTTTTTGATAAGATATATTATTAGAGAAAGTACAAAGCAATTGAACGGCGTACATATCAATTTTGCTTTGACGCAAACAACTTTAATTCTTCTCTGTCGTTCGATTTTATCGGTGTTACTTCTCCACTCAAACTTACAACAGCAACCGTTTCTCCTTCAGCGCTTCTCCACTCTCCATACGGAGTAGATTCCCATCCTTTGGAAGCTGCAAATTTTTCCGTTACTTCAACTTTATTTGGTTCAGATGGAGCTTCTGGCCGTTTTTCTGGAGCGTCGCCTGTTGGTTCTGA